GTTAGACCACTTCTCAAACGCGGAACGTAGAGCGAAGTCTGTATCGTTTAGAACGGTGATGGTCCAGGTGTCAAAGGTTCTGTCGCCAGCGATCTTTAGAACACGACCACGGAAGGGAACTTCAATGGGGGTGATGTTTGATGCTGGTAGAGCAGCTGCCTTGACTAGGAAACGTGCCTTGTCTAGGGTGTCTGTGTCGGTAGGCGCCTATAGGGGGAAGTTTAGTGCAACTTCAAATAGATTAGGACGAGCACCGCCGCCTGTCATCTTCGCTTTGAAGTCACTAATCGTCCTGAAGACGGGCGATTCTACCTGAACTCTTGTACTTGCCATTAGTTTTCTCCTCTTGGATTAGGTAGTTGTGAATTAAACAGTGCCAACGATCTCTTCAAAGCTAACGCCGCTGCGTGTTGCAACGAATGTTAGACCGATGAAGTTGATGGAACGTGTGGGCTTGACGAAGATGTCGGCAACAAACTCGTTACGGTCAATAACCGCAGGAGTATTATTGGTTTCGTCACAAACAACGATGTAGTCGGTAATACCGCGCTTAGACTGAATATCACGGAGGAAAGGCTCGATGATGTTCACGAAGCTTGTGCGGGTAACCTCGTCGTTGAATTCAAATAGGATGTCCTTAGCGGCTGCTACGATAGCATCCTGGATGAAGATGAATAGACGGCGAACGTTGATACGGTCGAATGCAGAGGGAGTAGAGACGGTCGCGTTGGATCTGGGTGGGGTTGTAGGCTAGGCGTACACCGTTTAGAACCGCGCCACGGGTTGTACCAGCAGGGGAGAACCAGGGGAAGGCGATTAGGTCGGTACGTACACAGCAGCCTGCGATGTCACCGTTTAGAGGTACCCAACGGAACTTGTCGTTGAAGCGATCGTACATGTACTTGTAGCCACTATCGAAGATAGCGAAGCTAGAAGAAGCAACTGTACTGTAGAAGCTGATGATGTTATCAGTGATCTGGTTAGATTTGATAGTTACCTGACCGCCTGCAGGGCTGTCGGTGATCTGTGAGCTTCTGTATGGGCTAATGAAGGCTAGAGCGTCCTTACGTTGCTCAGCGATGGCAATTAGCTTGTTAGCTAGTGATTGTGCCTCAGCTTCGCCGTAGGATGCGGAGCCCATTAGTAGGAAGTCTACGTTGGTGTCGTCGTTAGACTCAAAGTTATCGTAACCAGCAGCGATGTCGCCAACTGATACTGCTAGAGCGCCAGTCTGCTCAATGTCGGTACCACCGTCATAGTTGGTGCCGTCATCTAGAACTAGCTGTAGGTTACCACAGGACCAGAACTGGGTGTTACGTACCTGTTGATCCCACTGACCGCCGGTCTCGGGGATGTAGGTGCCAGGCTCAAAGCTGGTTGTAGTTACGCCAGCGGGCTCGCTACCACCGTAGATGTATGCAGATGCGTTAGCAAGGAACTTTCTAAAGTAGGAGGGAGTGCCTACAGAGAATTCTGCATCTCTACCTTTTGATAGACCTAGGTCTTTCTCTAGGATAGAACCAGCATTACCGCTTACTTCGCCAGTGTCATCAAAGACTACGACGTGAACCTCGTCAAAGCGGCAGTTACGGTTACGTGCATATTCAGTTGTGGTTGGGCGGTTAGCAATTGTGTTCCAGGGAACTTCTACGCGACCACCTTGTAGTGTGACAGTTTGGCTGTCAAACCAGTCGGTGGGGGAAGTTACGGAAGCAATTCCTGTTACTACACCAACTTCGTTGCGAATGGTGTAATCGCCTTCTACGAAGGACCAAGTACCACCTTGCTGATAATCAACTTCAGCCTCAACTCCCTGGTTAGGACCAGAGGAAGGAGTGAAGGATAGAATTTTAACTTCTAGCTCATCAGCAGCAGTGCTTAGACCAGTAATAATACCTTTTAGTTCACCCTCTACAAGTTGAGTAGTACCAGCGCCAGCAGCTACCTTGCTGATGACCTGAGTAATACCTTGACCTAGAGCGATGGGTGCAGTGGCAGTTGTGCCAAGACCGATTCCGCCAAGAATCTGGTCAGCCTTACCATCTAGCAAAGCGACTTTAACGCCGTTTGCCCAGGAACCGGGGTTGCGTGCAACTACTGTTACGCCTGGAATGATATTGTCATCGTAACCGAGGGCATTGTAGTCCTCGATACTTCTAATCTTAATTGGGGTTGTGGATACGCCAGCGTAGCTATTCGACAATTGATCGTTATCCGATCTGACAACCTGCATAATACCACCGTATGAGAGGTAGGATGCGATAGTTAGCCATCCCTCATACTGCCTATCAGTAGAAGAAGGTTGTCCGAAAACTTCAAGAAGCTCATTTTCGCTTGCGATTAGTACAGGCTCATCAACAGGTCCTCTTGCAAAAGAGGCAACAATAGCACCGGTTTTATCTGAGGCAGTTTGGACCTGACCTAAAGTAAGGTCAATCTCCCTGACTAGAACACCGGGCGATGCTAAATTTACGGGCATCTTTGTGTCTCCCTATGAAAGTCCGAATAATCTAAAAATATTTAGTAAAACGTGACTTTTGAGACGACCTTAACTATATTCCCACATATAACTCATATCCCCATATTCATCTGTATGCCACACATCGCCCTGTGCATCTACAAATTTAGTTTCCTCATTATCTAGCCCATCACTCACAAAACCAAAGGGAGCCATGTCCGCTTGAATATGCTCCTCTTTTTCATCATAAATTTCTTTACGTACATCATTATCTGTCATTTCACGGAAGAAGTCTTGTGCCACGCACCAGGCAAAAATAACTAGGCACATAGCCAAGTCATCATTGCAGCCGTCTTCAGCCGCAAAGGTATTGTTCCTGGAAATGAATGTGGTAAGTTCCTGGACAATGTGAAAGTCTTCAAAGATAAGCTTGTTTTCCTCTACAAGGGCTTTCAAGTTAGAGCAGCCTAACTTCTTAGTGGCTACACTCATCTTGACGCCTAGCTGCGTCTTAGAGCCACTGAAGCCAGAGCCTAGCTGCTGACCAGCTCTCCCACGCATCGCGCACATCATGACGTTTGGATACTCCAAGTCATAGTTGAGGATGGAAGCTACCTGATCGCCGATGTCATTAACCTCAATGAGCAGGTGTGCCATGTTATAAGCTTTACCCACCTTCTCAATGACTGAGGGGAATACCATGGGCTTGATCTCATTGTCCCTGAATTTCGCTACCACGCGATAGGGGAACTCCGTGATATCAAATACCACAAAGGCAGAATAGTCTTTACCTACACCACGCGCCACGTCTACTGTGATGACATAGCGGCGATCTTCCTGCGGCGCCTCATATACATCCAGAGAATCATTCTTACTATCAGGCTCTCGATAATCCATTCTGCGTAATGCAGAAGGAGCAATCAGCGTATCAACCGAACCGATGAACTCACACTCAAACTCAACCTTGAACTGTTCTTCTGAGGTGTTCTTGATAGTAGTCTTTTTCCATTCCTCATCTCTCCCTGGTACATCACTCCAATGAACCTCGATGGGGTTATAGTCGTTCTTGCCCTTCTCAGCATCACTCCACATCCTGTAAAAGTGATTCATACCATGAGGGGTAGAAACGATGATAACCTTTGTAGATTTACCAGAGGTAATAGTAGGATATACCGAAGCGAAGAACTGGTCAGCAATGTTGTTTTGAACGAACGCAAATTCGTCTAAGAAGATGATGTTGAATGACATACCACGAACCGCTGAAGCTGATGTGGAAGCAGCTAGAACGGTTGATCCATTGTCTAACTCAACAGAACCTTTGTTCCAAGATACAACTCCATGTTGCATCCATTGGGGTAGATTTTCATAAGCCAGCTGAAGGCGCCCAAGAATCTCACGTGCAGTGGACGCCTTGTTAGCCAGAATGCCGATAGTTACGTTGTGATTAAAAAGTAGGTAATATAAAAGGTAGGAAACGCAGGTGGTCGATTTACCAGTCTGACGAGGCATTTTACATATAGTAAAACGATTCTCATGGAAACTTTCTACCAAGTCTTCCTGGAAATCATACAGTTTAAAGGGGATAACACCGTGATCAAGGGAGACAATCTTGATATAGTTACGAGCAAAGTACAGGGGATCCTGCGAGCACTTCATAAGCTCCGCTACCTGATCACCAGTGAAGTTATGCGTTACGTTTGCTTTCTTTAGATTAGGATTGCCAAGATACTGCGTATCCATAAATGATATTGAGTCCTAAAATTTATTTAGGGCTGAATATTGGGGATGTTAGTTCCGCGAGTACTATAGCCCACATTGGCGCTATCGTATCTAAAATAGCTACTCACGCTTACGGGCTGATTGTTTTCATTATGCCTTACATAAGAACTGACTACTCCCACGGAGCCGTTATCTAAAATTCTTACGTAATCAGCATTAAATTGATAGTAACGAAAACGATCCCAACCCCAACCTGGGTCAGCATAATCACTAACAGCGAAACCTGGCTGCACAGTTGCCGCAATCCCAGCAGCATCGCTGTACCTTGTGTAAAACACATTCATCGAGCCGATACCAGCAGCCATATCCCTTTATCGTACTACTTGTATTTAGCCAGTTTCACTAATATGAAGACAATACCTATTGAATAGAAATACGCGAATCCTTCGGGAAGGGACATGAGAGCCTGAGTTATTAGATTAATATTTATGACTTTTTATAAACTAATAATATGCCCAGCATAGGTATTGTTACTAAACTAAAACCTAAGATCATCCAAAACACATCACCATGCAACCATTGATGTAAGATATCCATTATCCTGATTGGCGATACCTTGCTTTAGTCGCTTCACTCATGAACTGATCAAGGCTTTTCCCTTCTTTCATCGCCTTTCTCTGTTTCCGATGCGCTGCATCAAATTCTTTATGTATAGTGCTTCTCTTTTTAGAAATGTCGCCAAGTTGACGATTAGACACCATTTTATTCCACTGAGGACCTGTTAGATCAGTCTCTTCAGCAGAAGCCTTGGTTTGTATGGGATCAGCTGTAATTAAATCTACCACCTCGAATGCAGCATTGCCCTGCGCATCCTGAATGATAGTGCGATCTTCTTTCTTTACGCAATTGGGGACTATACGATCACCTTTCTTTTTCATCCCCTTTTGGGTATAGCCCTTCCAACATGCCATTGTCCCACTCCTTAATTTAGTGAAAGGCTCCAAGAGAGCGATTGTTAACACCAATAATGGCGCCCATAACTAAGTTGCCTTTCATACAATTATTTAGTCATAAGTCTTTTTACCGTCTTTGATGTACCCCTTACCTTTACCATCACTGAAGCGAATGCCTTTAGTTTTGCGCTCGGCATGCATTTTTTTATGCAGGGCATCCTTATCGCTTTGGCGTTGCTTAGCTGCTTCGGCACGCTCTTTGAACTTTTCCAAGCTACGAGTACTCGCTGCAGCTTTACGTACTTGCATTTGGGCGAGACTTTCTCCCATAGATTCTCCTCCTGAACCGTCGTGTGAGTCTGTGTGTTCGGGATCCATGTCATCTACATCTTCACCGTCCTTATCAAGTCCATAAGCTCCTTTAGGATCCTTCCTAGAGTTGATCTTGCGATCTTTTTTCTTTTTCTCAGTGGGTTTAGCCATTACTTTGAATCAGATAGTTTATTTATCATTCCCTGTTTGATTAGCTTTTGAAGCTCGGTTGTAGAACCTACAAACACGGAGTTGTTTGTAACGTTAGTTTGATTATTAACTGTTACGTTTTCTAGATCCTTGACTTTCTTCTGAAGGTCTAGGAGCTTGTCTGCCGTATCAGCTACGTTTTTGATCAAACCACCGACAACTTCATATGCTCTTGCACTGTCACCTTCATTGGCTAAATCAAGAGCATTAGTGACAGCTTCCTGTCCCTTTTCAATGAGACTATAAAGATGTCCTCTGGTGTACTCATAATCTTTGTCAGCATCTCCCTTACCAGCGGTAGCAACACCAACGCTTTCCTCCTCAACCTCAACGAGGTCGTGGACTTGGGATTCTCTACTAACTTCAATATCTAGAGCTTCATCGATTGGGTCGAATGTACTCATGGGGTGTAGTCCTCATTTTGGGTTGGGCTGTATACTTTAGAATCGAGAAGAATAAGAGTTTCTTCATTAAATCCAAAGTCGTCACCTGGCTCAACATCATATGGATCGGGAGTAACGGTATAACGCATCTCGCGAGGTGCGTTCTTCTTGGTATCAAGATGGTAATCAACTTGTACCTTACGGATGAGACCATCACCAGTATCATTGATGGGACCAAAGTAATAGGTCTTCGCAGTGAAGTTCAACGTGTATAAGATGCTTTTCCTGGTGGCAAAGTCACCCTCATAATCATCCGTAAAATTAATAGAATTGAGAACGATAGGAACGTCTCTCTTCTCACCGATTTCCTCGACGAGTTCCAGAGTGATATTAAAGGATGGCTGGAAATAAGGAACTATTTGCTCTACGATTTGTAAAGCATCTGTCTCAAGTTTACTTAAAATATGTAGTTCAAAGCCAAGATTATATGCCACAGGCATAAAAACACGCTTCAGTGTCTTTCCATCTTTGGTTTTGAATCGCTGAGTTGGGGGCTCTTTGCGCTCCCCATCATACTGCCAGCTCGTCAATTCAAATGACATGCGTGGTAAAGTTGTCTCAACGGGTTGGTCCAGTTCTCTCATCTGAGTTAGACGAGCTAAGAACTTTTGAATGGGACCATACGCCAAAGGGACCTTCATCTCGTTAATGACATTATTGGCTTGGTCTTTCTTTTGGATACGAATATCGTTAAAAAGATTACCAAAACCTACAATAGTCCTTTTGGTTGCTTCATTATAAAAATAAGGATTCCCTTGCATAACGGCTCCTTATGGGACAAATATATTTATTTATTCGCCAAAAGGATTGAAGGGATTCCATTCGTCGGTGTCAACGATACCCGAATCGGCTGCAACTTCAAAGTCTTCGTTCTGAGAATAGGCATCTTGAATGGTGGTGTTGGAGTCGTATGTCTTCACTGCATAGCGAGCACCACTACTCTCACCCTCAATAATTTCACCAGGATAGAAATCAACTGCACCTGCTGCATCAGGATCGATATTAGTTACGGTAACCTTAAACCGTGGCGCATCCCATACACGAACGCGAGCACGAATACCAGATTCTTTCCCTACAACAATCTCATTATACAGGTAATTACCTGTTCCTTGAATAGCAGGCGCTGAGACCACCGCAAAAGCCGCTGCATTGAGTCCTGCGCCTGGATTAGTAATCATGGTCTTAACGATCTTCTCGCCGTCTGTGAGGGCTTTTCCTTGGGCTACCTGGACGTTATTCTCATCATAGACAATAATGTCTGCATCTCCGGGGTAACCAGCACCTTGATTAGTGATAGAAAAATTGACTACGCCTAATGATTCGCTATTAATACCAGCCTGAATAACGATGCCATTACCACCACCTCCAACAGCCATCACTCCTGGAGGTTCTACATAACCAGTTCCACTGTCAAAGACAACTAACTGCTGAAGCGCAAGCGTCTCTAAGTTAGCATTTGGCTGGGTAAGAAGAGCAATTACTTCAGGATCCGTGCCAATTTGAGGGGGGACAATTTTAATGGATGGTGCAGAAGTGTAGTCATATCCATCATTTAGAATGGTCAATTCACGAATATAACCAGTACCCAAATTTACCTCCACCTCA